GCGGGTACGAGTGGACCCAAGGAACCGGGCATTGTGAAAAGGTAATCGAGATGCCAACCTCAATTCCATTATAGGTTTAGAGCAGATGTAACTGGTTCAATTAGCTCAATCTCGTATTGTACCAAGATCTTACCAGCGTTGACCGCAGTAGCAGGTCCCTCATCCGTCAAACAAACTAATCTAACAGGAGAATACATATTCCCGATAGCTACATTAACTGTAGTGGCAGAAGTAAAGCTAACTGACGTGATATAATTATACCACGCTTGAGTGAATCTCGTCACATCAACTTCGCAGCAGATAGCTCCTGGAGGGCACATCACATTAGCATTTTGCAATGCCGTCGATGCTTCCGCTCCAGACCAAACGGGACCAGTAGTATATCCTTGTAGATTACACATTTCTGTGGCGTTTGTCGGTACAGTATCATACTGATCATACGTTAACCCCATATGCACAGATCCCGGGGTTGTGGTAGCACAAGATGGTAGATAATAGAACCGTAACTTCCTCCATCTCCATTTCGACCAGTTGGAGGCCACTCCTCGTAACCATGTTCCCACTGTATATGGCATACAGTTATCCACCGTAACCGTGGGGGTAGCTTTCACTGACACAGGCTGGTTGTACTCCATATGAGTTATACCAGTCACAGAGTTCCTTGAACGCAGAGTAGGCATAGCCCGTATCACCTGCACACTCTTTGCAGTAGGTGCGGTGACCTGTCTGGTCTGTACACTCGCTGTACTTTGAAGCATCTTCCTCCGCAAGGCCCTCCGTTGTTTCGCATTCATACCTTTCGGCGCTACCTGTTGAACACGCTGAGCCTGTTGAACGGCAACTTTCGCTGCCGCCCGAGCAGCATTCTTGATAGTTTGCCGCCTCACTCGACCGGCTGAAATCATTTAATTCTAAAATTTTGTTGGCCCGGTCTTCAACACCAACAACTTCATAGATTCTTCCCCAGTGAGGGTTCCCCCACAACTCTGCCTTCAAGTCTCCTATCTCAGGAGCCTTGGAGTTGAGATACCTAAATACCGTTTTTGGCCAACTTGTCAGCCAAAACTTCCCTTCAGACAGCTCGTGGGAGCAGAAGTTAACCTTTTCCAGGTTCCCCTCTGAATCGACCTTACAAGGCATGTAGTCTTTGCAGACATGACCCAATTCCTCATATTTCCTACGAGCGTTTGGGACATAACCTTCAACCGAGTCATCACCCATTGCTATACACCAGGGAGCCCCAATTAACTCAGCCATCAGACACCTTATACGAGAATTTGTACTTGAAGTGCAATAGCTTCCGGACTTCATCAGTCCTGGTTTCCCTTGTGCTATCAAACTTCCGTCAGAAAGCTGGAAAACCGAGTTCATGAAGCATGTGAATCTATTGATTGCAGCAATCTTTAACCTACCCTCCATGTTCCCTAATTCGATTCGCATTTTGAGATCAGCCCAAAGTTCCCAGTCTTGAACAGACCAGTCAAATCCAGAGATATCCGCTTCAGCAGCGGGGTGTTTCAGATGTTTGTAGCTCAAATCAGACCAAATTGTCTGGGCTTGCTCCTCCAGAGACAACCCCATTCCGGGCTTGGATGGGATATTTCGCCACCTAGTTATCTCAAGTTCATTCTGGGGTCCAAATATCATTCTTTCAACGAGTTGGTCCACCAGAGACACGGAAGAGATCAAACGGAAACGCCCCTCAGTTATCTTCTTCAGAGAATGAGGTTCTTGCTTTACAAACAATCTCACTGGATCACAATAGCCAAACTGCACCAGTTGAACTGGATCATAATCAATTATCTTTTCAGATAATAAATTTAGTCTGGCCACAACGGCTGTAACGACTAGATCTCTATGCTTATCTAGAACAGCTCCATTGCTGGAGCCGAACACGCTCAATGGGACACCGGGGGATGCACGCTGGTTGACACTGCTTTCGCAGATCTTCGCAACTTCCGTCGCTGTTTCGCGTTCATCCCACTCCCCTCGGAGGCATCTCCTTGGTCTGGCTGGTGGATACCGGTCTTTGAGCCTTCTACAGGCTTCTTCGAGTCCTTCCGGACTACCGGTTTGTCTAAACCTTTCGGCTTGGATTTTGAGCGATTTGAGCTCTGCTTCAGAGCCTCTTTCCGGCCAACCAAACTCGGAGAGTTCTGGGAGGTGTTTGAGGGCATTTGTGACTCTTTGGTCAATAGGACTTCTACCAGTCTCTCTAAATTTAACACCCGATCTGCCAACGTAGGTAAGAGGCATCCCACCTTTGGAGTAGCAGTTGCACCTTCCGGAGCACCTAATACACATTCCTTGGGTCCACTCGTACCCGCCAAAATAGATGAGGGCGGAGATCGTTTGACCGACTCCGCCCCATCCACGTTTAAAGGACTTGGCAAAACAGTTTCAATAGTATCATGGTAGAGTTCTAGTTCTTCGGGTTCATCTTCCTCAGCCATATCAGCCCACAGTTTCTCACCGCGTAGCCGCTTGTTCCGCACAAACTCGTCGACAGCGTACCATTCACCCTTTCCCAGGGCAAACTTCCCCTTGCCGTGGATTTCGACTTCAATGAAGCCATAATCCCTATCGAGGGCTAAGTCAGAATCAATCTCAGTGTACGTTATTTCACTGAATACAGTCTCGCAAGCCAAGTTTAGCAACATGGCTACATTGACTCCTCTATTGCTCTCCCCCAACTTGATAGAACCGGTATGCATTCCTACAACCGCTCCATTATAGTATAAGGGGGTACCACTCCAGCCTCCGCCGGTAGTAGCATAATGCACAATTTGGTGGGAGTACTCTGCCTTCACAGCTTTCGCTGACGAGCATTTCAGCTTCGTTGGATCTGCCCCTCCATACACATTTATCAGCGATGTGCGGGACATTGTAGACAGATTACTCGCTTTAACGCCCAACTTGGTCCAGATTGGCTCTGGTATGGGCACCATTGCGAAGTCAACCCGTAGATCCTCACAGAAATACTTTGCAGTATACATAGAAGCATCTACTGAGACCTCCTGAGATCCCTTCACTATTTTAAGAGCCGTATAACGGCCATTCCAGACATGATTAGCTGTCAATAGATAAGTGACTCCATTAAACTTAACCCGGGATCCGAATCCTATGATTTCACTGCCATTTGATATTGCTACCAAAGAACTTGGCTCCTTCCCAGGAGCTACATGGGATAAGGAAACCCCCATAACTGGGCACTCAGTTCCATACTTGTTAGATATCGCACAGTCAGGAAGCAAATGCCAGTAGTTTGGGTTCACCAGGACGGGTGTCAACTTCTCACCATCTAAGATATCCATCACTAAACCCTTCTCAGGGACTAGCCGACAGCCTATAACCTCAGCATAGGTCTGGTGATAGTTTGCACTATCTACTTTTATTGACCTCAAAGTCAACCATCGCCAAACGTACAGCACGCTCAGCAACAGCATACAAATGCAGATCAAAGCCAGCTGGATTATCACAGCAAGGGGTACAGTCCACGTAGGAAGCCAGTTGGTATTTTGAGTTACCAGTAAAGCCCCCACATTCCATACTAGACACACTAGCAGGAAATCTATAAACGTCATCTTCAATCTCTGAAGAGACCTGGACTCCTAGACAGCAATATTTCGGCTGTAATCGGGTGGTACCACTCGGCCTCGTAACGGTCAAACACGAACCCGTGTTTATGTGCGTCTATCCACTTATTCAGTGATTCAGACCACCCAAATTCCAAGGAATCTGAGTGAAACACACAGTCGGGATCTGAACAACCCTCGGAGGTGCACTGATGATCTTCCACGCACCAGTTGCAGAAACCTTCGTCAGGTTTCACAAATCGGTCTATACAAGGGTCCTCACAGAGCTTATTCTCCCAATCACAATGTATCAGGATTCTCTTCTTTTCAAAAGAGATTATCTCTTGACGCCTACACTTCTCACAACAAAGGGTTATTTCACCTCTGCAAACTGCGGAAGAGTCGTACTTACCTTTCAACTGGATGACACAATCACCTAATTTCTTAGGCCAAAGCTTGAAACTTTCGATCAAAACTTTGCTTACTGATTGTTCGTCATAGACTTCAATCACCACAGACATGTAGGTTTAACAAGTTGGAAAATACAATTTCTTACAAAACCAACTTTGT